CAGCACCACGAGCACCACTAGCAGCAGTACTACCAGGAGGACCAGGACCAGGAGCACCAGGAGCACGACCACAAGGAGCACCAGGAGCAGCACGACCACAACCGCCACCACTACCAGCACGACCAGCAGCAGTAGCAGCAGCAGTAGCAGCAGCAGCATTAGCAGCACAACAAGCAGCAGCACCAGGAGCAGCAGCACCAGGAGGACCAGGAGGACCAGGAGGACCAGGAGCACTAGCAGGAAGAGCAGTAGTAGCAGCACCACCAGCACTAGTAGCAGCACCACTACCAGCAGCACCACTACCAGCAGTACCACCACCAGCAGCACCACCAGCAGTAGTAGCAGCACCACCAGCAGTAGTAGCAGCAGCAGCACCAGGAGGACTACCAGCACTAGTAGCAGCACCAGCACCACGAGCACCACTAGCAGCAGTACTACCAGGAGGACCAGGACCAGGAGCACCAGGAGCACGACCACAAGGAGCACCAGGAGCAGCACGACCACCACTACCAGCACGACCAGCAGCAGCAGCAGTAGCAGCAGCACCAGGAGGACCAGGAGCACCAGGAGCAGCAGCACCAGCAATACCAGCAGCAGCACCACCAGCAGCAGCAGCACCAGCAGGAGTAGCAGCAGCAGCACTAGCAGCACTAGCACGAGCAGCACGAGCAGCACAAGCAGCACTAGCAGCACTACCAGTAGGAGGACCAGCAGCACTAACACGAACAGCACTAGCAGCACTAGCACAAGCAGCAGGAGTAGCACAAGCCACAGCAACACGAGCAGCACAAGCAGCACGAGCAGCACTACCAGTAGGAGGACCAGCAGCAGCAGCAGCAGCACTAGCACAAGCAGCACAAGCCACAGCACAAGCAGCACACGCAGCACTAGCACAAGCAGCACACGCCGCAGCACTAGCAGCACAAGCAGCACAAGCAGCACGAGCAGCACTACCAGTAGGAGTACCAGCAGCAGTAGCAGCAGCACTAGCACAAGCAGCACAAGCCGCAGCACAAGCAGCACAAGCAGCACTAGCAGCACTAGCAGGACCAGGAGCAGCAGCAGTAGCACCAGTACTACCAGCAGGAGGACCAGCAGGAGTACTACCAGCAGGAGGACTACCAGCAGGAGGACTACCAGCAGGAGGACTACCAGCAGGAGGACTACCAGCAGGAGGACTACCAGCAGGAGGACTACCAGCAGGAGTACTACCACCACCACCACCACCACCACCACCACCACCACCACCACCACCAGGAGCAGCAGCACAAGCAGCAGCAGCAGCAGCAGCACAAGCCGCAGCACAAGCCGCAGCATTATCATTATCACAACTAAAAGTGGAACATCGGAGGCTGATACTAGCACAACAACAAGCAGCACCACAAGCACGACAAGCAGCGGAAGCAGCACGACAAGCAGCGCAAGCAGCGCAAGAAGTAGCACGAGAAAAAAAACAACAATTAGCACAACAATTAGCAGCACAAGCAGCAGCAGCACACGCAAAACTAATAGATTCTATAAAAAAATTACCAGAATCAGATAACCTCATAAAAATAAGAGCTCTTACGGAACCATCCACACTGGCACCACAAAGATCACCAGCACAGGCAACACGAAGAACACAGGCAACACGATCATCACCAGCAACACGATCATCATCAGGAGCACAGGCAACACGAACATCACAGGCAACACGTTCATCCCCAGCAGCAGAACTGCCAATAGAAATTGCACTTAAAAAACTTAAACAAATGATTGCTGATTCAAGTTAAGAATCTGATAATTCAGTTGTTCATACAATATCTAATAAAAATATGTGTATTATAAACATGTTATACCTATTGCAAATGTTCATAGTATCAATAGAAATGATAATTTCTAAAATATATATTATAATGTAAAGCCACAAATGTGTCAAAATGAGGACATTTGCAATAGGTGCTTTTTATGATAAAATATGTCTTCAGCCGAAGTTGCTGTGTGATTGATTTCAATGATATTTTTTATTTTATGATTCATAAAAGGCATTAGGAGTGTATGTGTCATGGTAACATACATGGTTGGATGGATGATGATTATTTTGTTGAGATTTTTACTAAAGTTATTTGATATTAATTTTACTAACTCAATCGCAACCGTTGTCTCCATAGCGTGGGTTATCCCAAACCCCAAACTATCAAATATCCAAATCCATTCTTTATTTTCAGGTATTTCACTTAAAACCCCAGTGTAGTGATTTACAATTCCGTTTACATCATAATATAATATAGCCTGTGAAGGGCATGAATAAAAATAGAGTATGTCATTGTTCTCAAAAACTTTTGTCAATGAATGACTATTTGGTAATAATTTACAAATAGGACATTCGTATTTCATTAGTATATAATAATAATTTATTACCAATACCTTTTATTGGATAAGTTATTTAATATTTGTTTTGTAGATATTATAATAGATGTAAAGAATAATGGACGAATTGACGCTTCGATATTTATCCAATCCTAGGATGAAATATGCGGTTAAGAAAGAGGTTCAAAAAATAGACTTTTACAACGAGCGTGTATTAGATTTGACGCGGCATTTGATGGAGCAGCCTATGGAAGGGATGCTTCAGCAGGTATTTGAGCGATATATGGATGAATGTGTCAGATTTTTTCATAATGAGGATATGTTAGAAACGTTGCAAAGTAAGTATGAGAATATGGTGGATGCGCCTACAACACCGATGAAGGAAGTGTATCAAGAGCCGATAGTTCCTAAAAAGATGTATCATTTTAAGGTAAAGCCTCGAGTAGCAAAGCCCTTTCCAATGTATCAAAAGTTTGATGAAACGGATGAAAGGTTTAAACACAAGCGAATCAAAGATAATATTAGTAGAACGTATGGAGACGCGAAAATGGAAACGGGACACGTGCAATCCATCGCGCCGGAGAAAAAAATATTGTTACTCCCGGAAGAATCTATTGAAGATAAGAAATGCGTGGAATCATCATGAACCGCGTAAAATACATGCTACGGAATACCATGATTTATGGAATCAATTGCACAATCATATTCATCAATGTAATCATGATTCGTGTTGGTTAACCCAGCCGTTTATGCAAGGTAAAGTAGATGAAGATATGAAAGATTCATTTGCTCCCATGCAACCGCGGGAGTGGATACACAACAAGGTAGAATGGTTGTCGAGCACTGACATTTTAGATGTAATGACCCAATATGAGAAAACGTACAAACATTTTGATTTTTTAGGTCCATCTCCTATAGATTATCGCGAGGATGATATGGGTGGTTGTGTTTGGGAAGAATTATGTAGGTTTGAATTGCATAAAATGATAAAACGTGGTAAAACAAAGATAGGTATTGTTTTTAATTTAGATACTCACGATAAGCCAGGGTCGCATTGGGTTGCCATGTTCATTGATGTACACCATCGTGGGATATATTATTTTGATTCAACCGGGGATGCTATGCCGAAGTATTTAAATCAGTTTGTAACAACGATTACTGACCAGGGAAAAAAGTTGAATATGCATTTTCGTTTTCATCAGAATCATCCTGCAGAGCATCAGCAAGGTACTACCGAGTGTGGTATCTATGTATTGTATTTTATTGTGCATATGATTCATCATGGTAATTTTAAAATGTTCAATAGTAAAAAGCATACTATACCCGATAAGATGATGGAGGAATTACGCAATGAATTTTTCAATGAAAATAAAAATTGATTAGAATATAGATAGATAGAGTATAGTGTAAAGATGCCGTGTGTGTTGGGAGATACGCATGCCGTTGCTGTATTAATACAGTTGGGTTCTGTGAATTCATGGAGTCATTTAGGAGAGAAATATAAAATAGATGTGAACCTTAAGAAGCTTAAGAAGAAATGTCCTTTTCGTAATGCGATATGTGCTATTTGTTTTGGACGTCATCTACGACGAAGTGTGGAGTATGGCAATGGATTCATTGTGTTATTCCGTATTCCTAGTTGGGATGACCCCTGTACCCAAGTTGCTTCGTGGGATAGCCTGGCTACTCCACCTAAAATATAACCTCCTTGAGGTATATCTATTTTTAATATAAAGACTAAATGATATATACTATAAATATGTCTGCTTTACAAGACGTGATTGAGGAACTTCAAGTATACTATGGAATTGAGTTATCTGACCGAGATATACGTGTATGGAAACGTATATTGTCTAAGTATGTAAATGAGCCCAAGGATGAGCCAAAGGATGAGCCCAAGGATGAGCCCGCGGATGAGCCCAAGGATGAGCCCAAGGATGAGCCAAAGGATGAGCCCAAGGATGAGCCCGCGGATGAGCCCACCTGTATAGGTGTTGTTTCATTTATATTTCTTGCTTATACACTAAGTATGATGTATTGTATTTTTTCAAAAAATATATCTATTCTTCAGCTTCCTCTGGTTGAGTAAGTGCGATTCCTTTCCATACGGCAGGACCGCGTTTTCTAGGAACTTTAGCACCAAATTGTTTATTGATGTAATCAAATAATTCTTTACCCTTGGGTACAGCCCGTCCATATTGAATGTTCCACCATTTTTTAAACTCTTCATAGACGTCTTGTTCTTTGATGGACCCTTCAGGATCTTCTACAATATTTTGTGTAACAAACTCCGAAAAGTGGTCTTGGTCTTGTCTGTAATGTTCTGATTTGGCTAGAACCATTTTACAGTCAACCACATCTCCTCCTGTTTTATAAGCACGCTCTACAAGCATGCTCATAAAAACCGTTTTCCAAACTTCAAACTTGGTGTCAATGTTTTTGTCTACTTTGAATTGATAGGGTTTAATACGGTCTCCTTTGACTGGATTTTCGGTAAAGACCGACTGAAAGTCGCATACACGAATGCGTCGCCAAGTTCCATCATCATTGCTCTTGATATCAAATAGATTATTGGTACATACGACTAGTTTGAACTGAGGGATAAAGGTGACAGTATCCTTGAATAGGGCACGACCCTGAATGGGGTCTCCTCCTGTAATTTCTTTCATGATACCTTCATTGATTTGGTCGCCTACGGAAGGTTCTTGCATGACCGCATATCGTGTACCCATGAGTTGAACAATTTCAGAGGAAGTTCCTCCGATGCTTGTCCTCTTTTGGGTAATGAGTGTAACGGGAACAGTGCCTTTGTATTCTCCGAGGCATTTACTCATCAATTCTACAAACTTACTTTTACCATTTCGTCCTCCACCCGTATAAATGTTAAAGGTTTGATTGTTATTTTTACCCAACAATACTGAGGCGGCATGGTCCCACATGTAGTTACGAAGTTCTTCTACGGGGAAGAGTTGTTCCATAAATTCTTCAATTTCGCGAATAACCTGCTTGGATTGTGTAGAAAGTGTTACATAAGGAATGTTGGTAGATTTCGAGGTATAATCTTCAGGTAGACCTTGACGAAACTCTTGCGTATGAAAGTCAATGACTCCATTGCTGAAACAGAGGATGTTATTTTTGCTATCTAGTAAACTCATAAAATCTTTAATGTAAAACAAGTCACATGCTTCACGCATGACATTATTTTTAACCATTGTTTTTTTAAGTTGAACCGATATTTCACAAATACGCGCCATTTTCCTAGAAATATAAGCATGACGATCCGGGTCAACTGTTTGGTCTACTGAGGCGTGTTCTTGTTGCAATAAATCCAGTTTCTTTGAAAAGAGTCCATAAATACCATTGATGGCACTTAATTTATTACGAATGTTGGTTCCGGAATCGGTTTCAATCCATCTTTGTTCACTATATTCATACCAAATTTTATTTTTGATACTGACACACACAAAGATGTCTTTGTATTTTTGA